ACAGCTATATAACATGCCTGTATTACACAGGCAGATGCTGGAAGTACTGGGTATACCTAACTACCAAAAGTTAGTGCCTATGGAAGATGATATGAAACCTCGTGACCCAGTTACAGAGAATCAAAACATCCTCAAAAACAAACCTGTTAAAGCATTTTTGTACCAAGATCATCAAGCTCATATTGCTGTACATATGTCTGCTATGCAAGATCCTAAAGTTCAAATGGTTATTCAACAGTCTATGGGTCAAAACCCACAAGCTCTAGCGGCATTACAAGCGGCAATGTCTGCACATATTAATGAGCACTTAGGGTATGAGTATAGAAAACAGATTGAGCAAACTATGGGTATGGATATTCCTAACTACGGTGAAGATGATACTGACAACCAAGTGACTATACCTGAAGCTATGGAAGTTCAAATCTCCAAATTAGCAGCTCAGGCATCACAACAGTTGTTACAGCAAAATCAACAAGAAGCTCAAGCACAACGAAATCAACAGAAAGCTCAGGATCCGTTGATACAAATGCAACAACAAGAGCTGCAACTTAAAGCTCAGGACTTGCAACGCAAAGTAGCTAAAGATCAGTCTGATGCTCAGTTGGAAGCTATGAAGATACAAGTTGATCGTGAACGGATTGGTGCTCAACAACAGTCTACAGGCGCACAAATCTCAGCTAAGATGCAAGATACGCAAGCTCAATTACGAGCAAAGCAAGATGAGATGGCGGCTAAGTTAGGTGTGGATGTAGCTCTTAAAGAAAGTGAACATGCACATCATAAGCAGCAAACTAACCAACAACATGACCATGCTAGGTTTTTAGCTGAAAGACAAGCACAGATGGCTGAAAGACAGGCACAAAAACAACCTAAAAGAGAAGCTAAATGAGCAACTTAGATGACAACACAAGATTAGTTTCTTTATATAAAAATGATGTGGATGGGCACCCTGTTATAGGTTTCGCACATGCCTATTTAACACTATCTGATGCTGAGCAGTTGGGGTCTGTACTTTTTGCTAAAGGCCAATTAGATAATGAAATACAGCGTCTCCTAAAACGTAGAATGAGTGAAGAACGTAAAGAACTTTTAAAGCTTGGAGCTGCAGCTTGGAAAATAATAGATAAAGCTTCGGGAGAATATGTAATTCAACAAGTGTTACCTGATATAGACTTTGATCTTGAAGAAGTAATACCCCTTTACGCAGCACCACAGGAAGCTAAATGATTGAAGAATATAAAAAACAATATGTAGTCCAAGAGCGTTTTGAAGATGAGCCTGAAAGACAATTTCAGATATTTTATACGTTGGAGGCTGCTGAACAATTTGCAAAAGAACAGGCAAGAGAACACTACAGCTACCCAATATCAGAGGTAATATACAACCCTCAAAAACTTGAGCCTTATAACATATGAAAACTGTACTAGATGTACTGCGTAGAGATCTTGAAGATGAGATAGTTGCTCACATGGACGCCCTTGCAAAAGGGCGTGTTGAGGACTTTCCAGCTTACAAATTATTGGTAGGGACTTTATCGGGTCTGTCCTTAGCTCTTAATCGTTTAAAAGACCTGCAAAAAATTGAGGAAGAAAATTAATGAGTACCAAAGATATAGGAAATATAGATACGGATGCTACTATCGAAAAAGGAGAGTCATTAGCTGACCGCTTACCAGATCCGGTAGGATACAAGCTTTTATTGATTAAACCTAAGATAGTGGATAAAACAGCAAGCGGTATTGAAATGCCAGACGCTTTCAAAAAGAAAGAAGAGGCAGGTGCTGTAGTTTGTATGGTGCTTAAAGTAGGCAACATGGCTTATGAAGATAAAGTAAAATTCCCAACAGGTCCTTGGTGTCAAGAAGGTGATTTCGTGTTAATTGGAGCATATCGTGGTTCACGGTTCTCTGTTGATGGGGAAGAGTTCATCTTAGTAAATGATGACATGATTGAAGGTACAGTTGCTGACCCACGTGGCATTAGCCGCGCATACTAGGAGGATAAATGGCTGAAGAATACGAAAACGAAGATATTGATGTAGATCTTGATGAGGGCGATGATTACGAAGTTGATATCGTAGACGATACTCCTGAAGAAGATCGAGGTAGAACTAAGTTAGCTGATGCAGATGACGATGACGATGATGAGTTAGAATCATACTCTAAAGGCGTTCAAAAACGCATTAATCAGATAAACCATAAATACCACGATGCTAAACGTGAGAAAGAAGCTTTAGAAAGACAAAATGCTGAAGCTATACGTATTGCTCAGGCTATTCTTGCAGAAAACGAACAGTTAAAAAGTACACTTAACTGGGGGCATCAAGAGTATACGAAGGAAGCTCAAGGTCGTTTAGAATACGCACATAAAATTGCGCAGGATAAATACCGTCAAGCTTTTGAAACGGGGGATACAGATGGAGTACTTGAAGCACAGGAAGAGTTAAGCGAACTAGCCAATCAAAAACGGCAATTAGCTAACTTAGCGTCACCTGTACAACAAAAAGCTTTACAACCACAAAGTAATGATGTATATATTCCACCATCAGTGCCAGAAGCGCCACCAAGAGACTATAAAGCCGAGAGCTGGGCTGGAAAGAATCCATGGTTTGGTAAAGATGAAGAGATGACCGCCTTCGCTTATGGACTGCACGAAAAATTGGTTAAATCCGGTGTAGACCCTACCTCTGACGAGTATTATCAGCGAGTAGACTCCCGCATACGGGAAGTATTCCCAAAGAACTTCGACAAAAAGAAATCTTCACCAGTGGCATCGGTAGGTAGAACTACCGCACCTAAAAAAGTCACTCTGAACACATCTGAAGTCGCTATAGCAAAACGTCTTGGAGTACCTTTAGAGGTATACGCCAAGTACAAAGTAAAGGAGCAACAACTCAATGGCTAACGTACAAATTGACAGAGCACCACGCTCTACAGAAACACGCGAAAAAGAAGTTCGTCCAGTATCATGGAAACCTGCGCATGATTTGCCAGCTCCAGACCCACAAGATGGCTACGTGTTTCACTGGAAAAGAGTTTCTATGATGGGGGTGCCTGATCCAGCGAATATGGCTAAGGCCAAACGCGAGGGGTGGATACCTTGTCAAGCGGAAGATCATCCTGAGTTATTGTCTGACTTTGCTGCCTTTGGTTTAAAACCCCAAGGGTTGATTGAAATTGGTGGACTTGTTTTGTGTAAGACTACTGTCGAGAACTCAAACTCTCGTAAAGAGTATTATGCTAATATGTCCAGAGCGTCTGTGGAGTCTGTTGATAACAACTTCTTGCGCGAAAATGATCCTCGGATGCCCCTTTTCTCTGAAAAAGCATCTAAAGTGTCTTTTGGTCGCGGTTCCTAAATAATTAGGGCCGTGTTGAATCTTATTTAGGAGTTTTTTATGGCATATCCTAGCAACGTCGGTCCCTACGGTTTTCTACCGAATACCTTAGAAGGCTTTCAGCCTTACGCTGGTGCAACTCGGTATTTACCGATTGCGTCTGGCTACGCAAAAAATATTGGTTATGGCGACCCTGTGTCTCTATTAGCTGATGGTACTATCGCACGTGTAGATTCATCTACTGGAGCTAAAACTGCTTGGGCTATTAACCCAATCGGTATCTTCTTAGGTTGCTCTTACACTAGCCCAACTTTAAAATACAAAGTTTTCTCACAATACTGGCCTACTGGAACTTCTGCTTCTGATGCCGTTGCTATTGTTGCTGACGACCCACAAATTTTAATGAAGGTTAACTTGACTAATGCTGGTACAGCTTACACTTCTGGTGCTGCTACTCTAGCTGATGTTGGTCAAAACATTGGTTACTTCATCCCTACTAACTCAGGTTCTATTGTTGATGGCGTTAATACTGCTACTGGTAACAGCGCCATTTCAGTTGATTTGGCTTCTAAAAACACTACTGCAACACTGCCTTTGCGCATTGTTAGTATGGTTCAAGAAACTGCATTATCTGACGGTACGTTTGTAGAAGCTTTCGTAGCTTATACAGCACCAACAATGACTGCGGCTGTGACTCAATCAGGTACTACTCCATTTGCTGTTTCAGCTGTGGCTATTACTGTCGTTGGTGGTCACGCATATCGCAACCCTGTCGGCATTTAAGGAGTTTAACTAATGGCTGCTATTTCACGCGCGCAACTACTAAAAGAACTACTTCCCGGTCTTAATGCTCTGTTCGGTTTAGAATATGAGCGTTATGGTGAGAAGTATAAAGAAATCTTCGAAACTGAATCATCTGATCGTTCTTTCGAAGAAGAACAAAAACTGTCTGGCTTTGGTGCCGCTGCGGTTAAAAACGAAGGCTCAGGTATTACGTATGACAATGCGCAAGAAGCTTGGTCTACTCGCTACACCCACGAAACTATCGCTCTGGGCTTTTCTTTAACTGAAGAAGCTATTGAAGATAACTTGTATGACTCATTGTCTGCTCGTTATACAAAAGCATTGGCTCGCGCTATGGCGTACACCAAAGAAGTTAAAGGCGCTGCTGTACTAAACAATGCATTCAACTCCAACTATACTGGTGGTGACGGCAAATCTTTATGTAACAGTGCACATCCTTTAGTTTATGGCTCAACAATTTCTAACGTACCATCTACACCAGCCGATTTGAACGAAACTTCATTGGAAAATGCGGTTATTCAAATTGCCTTGTGGGTTGACGAACGTGGTTTATTGATTGCTGCTAAACCTAAAAAATTGGTTCTACCTCCTGCATTACAATTCGTAGCAACTCGTTTGTTAGAAACTGAATTGCGTGTTGGTACTACTGACAATGATGTGAACGCTCTTAAGAACAACGGTTCAATTCCCGG